ATTGCTTGCTGACTTCGAACGCGTCTTCGTATTTGCAGACGGTGATGGACCAGGTAGAGAATTCGCAAACAGTCTTGCTCGAGAATTGCCAGTCACTATTGTTGGATTCGGGGACGGAGAAGATGCTAATTCTGCATACACCAAGTACGGTGCAGGGTTCATTAAAGAAAAGATGGGATTAAATGATGACGCAGAATGAACGCAAGTGTCCTGAGTGTGGTGAAGAGTTTGATAATATCTTCGATGCAACTGACCACTTGTTAGAAGAGGACGAAGAGTTTGACCCAGCATTAATCTTGCCTAACGGATACAGGTTAATGATAGGTTCTTTACTTCGTTGCATATATAAATACGCTGATGACCCGACAATGATTGAAGATGTAGTGCAATCCACATACGCGACATTGTTTGCAGCAGAAACCAAACCTGATGCACTAGGTGGTGTGATAGAAGATATGATTGTCGGCTCTAGTATGGATGGTTTGGATGATGAACTCAAAAAACTCTTGGAAGATGGAGAATGAGGAAGTATGGCAGATTATAAACTACCTCACGGAGATTGGCCTACCTATGACGTCAGTAGTGAAGGACGGCGGGTACTTAAAGATATCGCTGGAGATTCCAATATTAAGCGCGAACTCCATCTCGAGACACACTTAAGTAATACATGGCATGAACTCGCTGACTTACTAGTAAGCAAACATAGGGACTATGGCCCAAAGAATATATCGTTAGCACCTGGCGGTGCAATCAATGGCTTACGTGTACGTATGCACGATAAGTTAGCAAGAATAAATAACCTGGTTGATAGTGGCGTCAGCCCAGAGCACGAGTCCTTAGAAGATTCCTTCAAGGATATGGCAAACTATGCAGTCATTGGACTGCTGGTTCTACGAAAGCAATGGGACAATGATAGTAACTTTAACCAAGGATGAAGTCAGAGTATGTGCTAACCTAGCAGTTGAGCGTTGGCTTGCTAAGATGGGCTCGACTGACCGCCCTAACTATGCAGCAGGTAAACGATTAGGTAAGTTAGAACCTGAGATTAATGCAAACATCAGAGCGAACGTTGCTGAGTGGGCAGTAGCCCGCACTTATAATATGCAATGGTCTGTACCCTGGTATCCTAATGAACTCCATCGTCAGCGCAAGAACATACCTGATGTTGGTGACGTAGAGGTACGAACGGTACGCACACGTGACTCTATTCCATTTTGGAAGAAAGATATCGGACGTACAATCTTTGGTGTTAAGGTTACAGATGAGGAATACTATTCTACTGTAGAAATCTATGGTTCATTCAAGGCTGATGACTATATGACTGATGAATACTACCAAGCGGACATTGATGGGTGGCGTGTGCCACTATCACAGATACAGGAAGTGATTGTAGCATAATGGATTGGTCACGCATTGAGAAGTGGGATTATGTGGCGACAGCAGTAGCCTCAGAGTACCGACGCAAGTTTGATATGGTTGAGTATGATGATATCAAGCAGTCGTTATATGAGTGGTTTGCTGAGCACCCTAATAAGTTAGATGAGTGGGAAAAGATTGGCGAGAAAGATGCCAAGAACTTAATCTATCGTTCGCTTCGCAATCAAGCACTTGATTATTGCCAACGCTGGAAGGCAAAGAGTATAGGTTATGATGTATCTGACTTGTATTATTATGAGCCTGATGTAATCGAGGCTCTACTGCCTGCTGTGTTGCGCAGTGAATGGGGTGTGACCCATAAGTTAAACTTAGGTAGACCAGGGCGTCCTAGTGCGCCCTCTGAGGGCGGTAATCTATCTGTAATGATGATGGAAATAGACTCTGCATATTGGAAGTTAAGTAAAGAGGATAGAAAGATACTCTTCTTCCGATACGCAGAGTCCATGGACTACAAAGAGATAGCAAACTTCTTATCTCTAGGTAGTGATGACACCGCACGCATGAGAGGTAACAGGGCTGTCAAGCGATTGATTGCTAAGTTAGGTGGCTATAGGCCATACAATGATGTTGATTCTATATCGTCCACGGAAACAGAACAGTCACAAGACTCGCAAGAAGCAGAATGATATAGGTTAACACAGTCACACATATCAATGTGATTGATAGCAGTAGTAAGAGTGGGAAGTATTTAGTTAACCAACCCATTCTTATTCTGCATTCGGGTCGAACTCTTTATCAAAATCAATCTCACTATCTATCATCTCTTGTACCATGTCCTCTAAGTCCATCTCCGCTGGGTCCATGTGCAATGTCTCCCCATTTATATTATAGAACTCTTCAATCTCTTTCATGCTAGCAAACTGTAGTTCATCGCTCTCTGCCTTAAAGCATACTGAACAACCACCGTCATCGCATATCTCACATACCATTGTTACCCTCCTGTTGAATAGAATCCACTGCCATTGAACTTGACAGGCGGTGCACTGTACACCCTTACCATTGGCTCGTTGCAACTGTCGCAGTAAGGTATGATTTCATCGTCCGTCATACCTCTACTGATTGTAACAATGCTTGAGTCAACTTCACATTTGTATTCATAACTTGCCATTATGTTGTACCTAAATCCTCACTCCTTGGGTAGACAATAACTTCTTCCCACGGGTCTGATGTAAATCTTGGTATGTCTAGACTATGTATAGGCATAGACATGTGCCAATCAAGAACTTCTTGGTTACTGATGTGTCGTTCGACTACATCTTTTAGAAACTCAGTCATCTTCTATCTCCGTTCCCTCAGGCATGGGTGCTGTTGCTAGTGTACCACACTCAGCACACTCCATGTCAAGGAAGTACATAGCAATCTCTCCGTCGTCGTCAAAGACTGTCTTAAGATTCCAAATCTCGCAGCCACATGGGCACACTAGTGTAGGTGTACCGCGTATGTCCATAGCCTGCGTATAGTCAGGCTTCATCTCTGTTACATGCTTAGCCATTAGTGCCACCCATTCTTCTTAAAGAAAACCCATGCGTCGCATGGAGTTCCGTATCTGTAGTAAATATAATCAAGCCCACGCTCTATCTGTCGTGGTGCTGGCGTGTCAGGGTCAAGTCCCAACAGTTGCGGAATACCACCAGCGTTCTTCCCCATAACCCTAATCTTATTATAAGCCTTAGGATTCCACGCTGATTCTTTACTCCACAAACTGTTGAGACATGACCATTGTTCATCTTGCCACTCGCTAAGTTTATCTTTAGCGTATGCCTTGCTATCTACTTTACTCCACGAAGTCTGAACTGTTTCTTTTAGTTGTGGTTCGCTCGTTGGAGTTTCGTATAAGAACAATGCTGCTACTACAAGTAGCAAGAATGTTATTGCCTTCATTGAATTGTTGTCCTCACTCTGTGTGCAAAGTTAATCATCTGCCTGCGATTATTCCATGTCAATGAAACATCTGCAAGTATGACACGCTCACCTGGTAGAGTGCCACCCCAAATTCCGTTGTCTAAGTTCTCTCTTTTCATACCCTCATCAAAGCATTCAGCCTTGCTAGGGCATGTGTTACATATAGATAGCGCGGTTTTTACATTAGCGATACGCTCTTTATACTCTACACTATTCTCGTTGGTATGGGAACTGTTGCCATCGCTATCGCTAGACTCGCTGAACCATAGGTCAGGGTTCTCATGACCTGTGCATAGACCTTGCATAGTTATCTCCTAATCGTTGAAGTGGTCGTCCCACATTTCGTCTGGCTCTTGATAGCCTTCATCTTCTTCTTCATCTAAACCTAATGCAATATCATCTTCAAGTCGTGGCTCGTAACCCATTATAGTGCCTCTCTATTCTGTTGGAACTCACGCCCAACCTTGAACTTTGCGGCAATACTATCAACTGCCTCAGATAATTCACGCATAAGCATGTTCTGTTGCTCATTAGATAGATGAGTCATCATCTCTCTAGGCAATTCTGCTTTCCATACTATGTTCATATCCTTCTATCCCCTCTTATGTATTGTGTTTGTTCTTGCTCGCATAGCATACACCTGTATATATACTGTGCGTTGGTGCTTCTTTCAAGTTCGAATACCCACCTGTGTTCGCACTCAAGTGAGCAAAACATTACTCGAAGTAATCTATACTCTGGGCTATCAACCCAATGCATTATGTTATCTAGTACAGTTTGAGAACCCCATACTAAACGATTGTATATTCCTCTTACGAATACACTACGATAGAGTGGCGTGTATTGTACAGGGTAACTAGGTGGTGCTGACTGTTCGCGTTTAGCGACAACCTCATGTAGAAACTCTTGCACAATAACTCCAATCTACTGTATAAAGGTGAGTAGTTTATCCACATACTCAGGTGCTAGGACTTACGCTTGAAAGACTACTGATGTGTAGCCGTTAAGGCGGTCGTGTGTGGTAACAAGACCCTTGCTACCAGTAAGGTGCTTGTAAGTACCGTCGCCTAGAGATACCCATAGTGAGTTATCTTTGAAGCGACCATTGTCTGCTGTTGCCTTGACAATAGTACCACGCTTAGGATACTCTGATGTAGTATCGAAGGCGTTATATGAGATTTCGTCTGCGATAATTCGCAGTTCCTCGGCTAAGCCGAGGATAGTTGCTGATGTGGACATTTGTTACCTCTCGTTAGTAGTTGTATAAGTGGTCAAGATTTCTTACGCTTTGCCAGTTGGTGTTCGGTGTGTAACATAGGCAATCATCTATGAAGATACCGCAATCATAGCATGAGCGACACATATTACAGTAGTACGGGTTGTCTGTCAAGTCGGTTTCGGACTCACAGTAGGGACACAGGTCTAACTCAACCTCTATCTCTACCTCATCAGCCCATAACTTTTCTTGCTCAGGGTCATGCTTGTAAGGTTGTGCTACATAGGCATAGACTTTGGGCTTGTGGCTTTGATTACTCCACCACATACCCTTGTCGTCCCACGCACCAGCCTTCTCGTTGATGAGATACATAGGGTGCTTAGCGGTAGGGTCACAGGTTAGGATAGCAATCTTGCTACCACTAGCCCATGACTCAACCATAATCCATACATTATCATCATCTAGTGCAGACACACCACCAATTCTAGGTAGCGTATCCTCAGCGAAGACTCGCGTATCACTACGCTTGTCGGACTTGCCGATACTTATATCAAGCACACCATTGTGTGCTAGGTAAGTACGCTCATCACCACCAACCATAAATGGGTGACAGTTCTGTTCGTTCTTAACACCATGTGTGGCGTATCGTGCGTGCCACATGGCGTAGCCACTAGGATATTGCTTACGCAATTCCAAGAAGCGAGCGATAGATTTTTTAGCAGACATGCTACGCTCGGAGATTATCCTGTCGCCAGCATGAATAGCAAAACCAAATCCATGTGGGTTAGCACATGAACCAGCGGTTAAGTCCGACTTACTGGGTGTAGAGTCGGGCTCACATACTACAAGTAAGCACATAGTATCATCTCCTTACGCGTCAGCCTTGATAGGCTTGTTAATATCTACTGATTGTATCTTGTCCAACCTAGAGTATAGGTCGGGGTAGAGTCCATTGTTAGACACTACATAGTCAGCGAACCACTCCCAAGATAACGCGCCAAGTTTGACATCATCTAGTCGTAGTCCCCTAGTGTATTCTACCATAGCCTGTGTTAAGTCTAGGGCACTTAGCACACCGCTTGTATTCATTGTGCCTCTAAAGAAGCGCAATTCTATTGTGTCTTTATTCTGCGTATTGACCGCAGAGTAGCGTTCGCTACTGTGTCTGTCGGGATTACCGACCTTGTGTTTGAGTGAGAATATAGGTCTGTCATATTCGTCAAAGGTATAGACATCATTGAACCTTGCGAACCTAGACTTACGACCCGCAAACTTCATCATAGTCGGTGCATTGTGATAGACTAGGGCTATGAAGCGGTGCAAGTGTGCGCCACTACTAAATCCCTTGCGACTAATGTGGATATGTAATCCGCATGAGTCAGTATCCCATGACCTTCCGTCATAGAAGGTGCGTAACTTCTCTATGGTATTCCATAGTATAGCACTATTCTCGCGGTAAGTCAAGTGTGTATGTGGGTGCGTCACTATCTCGAACCCGTTACTGAGTGAGCCGTCATGTTTGAGATATGCTAAGCCTTCTAACGCTGTTGAAGCGTAAGCACTAGCAGACTCAATGTTGCGACTATACTCTGTCTCTAACTCGAAGCCTAGATATAAACCATGCTTGTCATTACCCTTGAATATAGGGCTAGGCTTGCATGAGTAATCATGTATGCCACTATTAGAGCGACTCGAACGACAGCAATTAGAACCGCTAACGCTTTCGTTCTCGCATGAACTATCGTTACTGTGATAGTCGTCACAATCATCACAGTACCAGTTATTATCCTCATTACAAGACTCACAATAGGTAGAGCCTTCGACATTGTAGTAACTGTAACGATTAGAGTAATTCTCTGAGCATGACTCGCAATAGAACGACTCATCAGTATAGCATGTGTCGCACCAGTATTCTTGCACACCGCTTATGAAGTACGAGTCATCACTAGACATACCTTCACTACAATGCTCACATATTCTACCACAATCGGTGCAGTAATTGTAATCACCAGCCGTGATAGCGTCATCAGAGTCTATCGTAGTCGAACACCCGTCACACTCTCGCACACAATCGTTGCAGTATGTGTTGCCATTGTGGGCAATCTCATCACCCTCAGCAATATCGGCTGTGCATGAGTAACAAGTCATAGTCTCAATCTCATCTCCCATATCTCTCACCCCCTCTCGTTGGTGTAGTAGGTATAGTATAGCATGGCGTTAAGCCCTTGTCAATTCTTTTGCATTGTCAATAATTGCGTCATTTATCTTAGAGCGTAGAGTCTGTGTCTCTAGCACTAGGGTAGGGAAGTCGTTACGCTTGTGGTTATCCTCTTGCAAGCGTAGCGCACCCCGTATGACTTCGACCTCTCTAGGGGTCAAGTCCAATAGTAGGTTATCGTGCGTCATAGTAACCTTTATATCGTGAGAGTCTGCGTTCTAACACATAGACTCTACGAAAGGCGATTACTAGCATGGTGTTAGCAAGTGCCAACGCTATCACTACAGCGATTAGGTCGCTTGTAGATAGTGTCATGTCTATCCTCTCTCACAAGGACACCATGCGCCTAGATTAAGTTTGCCACACTTAGGACAAGTCCAAAACCTATCCTTGCGTGGGTCGCTTTCGCTAGTCACTTAGTACCCCTATCTTATCATAGGCTTGACGCTTTGTCAAGTCGTGCCACGCTAGGGCTTGAACCTAGTCACCCCCGCGTTCGGGCGTGGCGTAATCTTACTTAGTCGGCTCTAAGTGAATAGAGGGCATGCTTGCGCGGAAGTCGCGTTCGCGGTCAGCGAGTGCAAGGGTACGCGCTAGGCGTTCTTGTTCTTGGTCGCTAAGGATAGGTAACACACGCTCAACCTTTGGTCGGTTGGTCGTTACGGCGTGGCGTGAGCGTGTGCGCTTTAGGCGTACAGCCTTGCCATGCCCTGTGTCGGTTAGTCGTGCGCCTATAGTGCCCAAGCGTCTATCTGACGCATGAACCTTGCGTGGCGTTACGACTATGCTACCCTTAGCCCCGTAGGGGCTGTAGGTCATGTCGTGCCTTTCATCTAGTAGTTAGTGCCTATCTTACCATAGTGCCTTAGTGCTTGTCAATTCTAGCGAGAGAGTCGGGCGTGTCGTGCTATCCACCCTCTAAGGGCTGTTACTAGATAGCGAGTCGAGACTACCGACCCTCTCACTATTGAATTGTGTCCGATAAGTGACGCTCTAGGGTCTCACTAAGTGAGTCTAGGTCTGCCTATCTTTGGAGAATTATACACGATAATTCTACCCTGTCAATTACCCACGATTGACGGCGTGTCGTTCTTGTAACCCTTTAGGCTTAGCCTTATCCGATTACAGGGAGCATATTACAGGAACGGCACACGCTTGTCAAGAGGACAATTCGGACATATCGGACAATGTGATGCAACTCACACCCAGCATGGGAGAATAGGTACAAGGTAGGCAATTAGGGCAATTCGGACATCACCCTAATATATCTAAGAGGTATAAATATCCTGAGAGTTTGCTGAGAGAATACTGAGAGGGGGCTGAGAATTATCTTAATGGGGTGGATAGTCGGTAAGACTATAAATCACTAAATCGGTATAGAGATTAAACGATTTATCGACAATTCAGATAACTATAACCCTCAGGTAGAGAGTTAGACAGTTTGACCCCACATTGTTTAATCAGGCTGTGTGCGGTGGATATAGTATCCCAAAATAATTTTCTGTTATATTGTCATATACCCCCCTCATATATAGCCCTGACCAGGGCTTTTAAAAATATATTGATTTTATCTGTTCGCTTTTGAGGTTTGAACAGGTTATCTATAGTATAGAAATACTATATACGGAGTCGCTCCGTTTAAGACTCCGCGACTCTTATATTATATATAATATTATATATAGTGGGATAGTACTGCCGTTAATCGGCTAGCGTTAAATGACTGTAAATTAGGGGATGACTGATGGGTAGAAAACCTGGGATTCAGAACATCCCTAAGCGCGAAGCGCAAGAGAAGGTTCTACAAGTCTTGGCTCAGGGCCAGACAATTACCGCCGCTATGGCAACTGTAGGACGTTCAGACGTAGCCTTTCGCCAATGGGTAGCAACTGACCCTGAGTTCAAAGAACGGGCCGAGGCAGCCCGCCTAGAGGGCAAGGGCATCAAGACTGACTTGAAAGAGTTGGCTGATATCTCCTTCCCCGACTTTTCTGAGCAGTTCCTAGATACCAAACTTTTTGAACATCACCTTGACTGGATAGACCTGATTGAGGGCCGTGAGCCCCGTTGGCTCCATCCCTCTATGACCTATGAGCCAGGGGCTGCCAATCGTGTCCTCATTAACGTACCACCTGAGCATGCTAAGAGTACGGTCATTACGACTAACTATGTCGTTTATAAAATTGTTACCAACCCCAATGCGCGAGTCATTGTGGTATCTAAGACTCAGGGTATGGCTCGCAAGTTCCTTGGCGCAATCAAGACACGACTGAGCCATCCAGCCTATACCAAGATGCAGGTGGCCTTTGGCCCCAATGGTGGCTACCAGAAGGATGCAACCCAATGGGCTGCTGATATGATTTATCTAGGAACAGGTCGAGACTCTGGAGAGAAAGACCCTACCGTACAAGCCCTAGGCTTTGGTAGCCAGATTTACGGAGCACGTGCCGACCTGATTATCCTAGATGACGTTGTCATGGGTGCTAACGCCCACGAGTGGGAAAAGCAAATTGAGTGGCTACAGAAGGAAGTTATTACCCGTCTGGGCCGTCACGGTAAACTCCTAGTCGTAGGTACCCGTGTCTCTCCTATCGACCTATACAAGATGATACGCGACGGTGACCAGTGGACTGGTGGCAAGTCGCCCTTTACTTACTTTGCCCAACCCGCTGTTTTAGAATTTGACGAGGACCCAAAGAACTGGAAGACCCTCTGGCCAAAGACTACTCAGCAAGAGAACCAGATTGATGAGCCTGATGCCGATGGACTTTATCCGAAATGGGATGGACCCTCTCTCTTTACGCGCCGCTCTGAAGTTGCGCCATCTGTCTGGGCTATGGTCTACCAACAAGAAGACGTCCAGTTCGATTCAATATTCGCGCCAGCAGCAGTCGCAGGATGCGTTAACGGTATGCGAAAGCGCGGACCGCTTAAACAAAATGCTGCAGGACATCCCAAGCACATCGACGGAACCTACACGGTAATTGGTTTTGACCCTGCCGTTTCTGGTCGTTCTGCTTTCGTCGCCGTCACCTACAACCGCGGCGACGGTAAGATTTATGTTTTAGATTGTGTCAATATGGTTGACCCTACTCCTCAGAAGGAGACAGCGTTAATCCATGAGTGGGTTGAAAAGTATAAACCTCAAGAGTTTAGAGTTGAAATCAACGCACATCAGAAGTACTATGCTATGGATGATGACCTGCGCAACTTCTTGGCTTCCTATGGTTGCCAATTGAATTCACATTTTACTGGTAAAAATAAGTGGGACGTTTCTTTCGGTGTAGCCTCTATGGCTAGCCTTTTTGGCAGCATCCGTGATGGTCGCTTCCAAGATAACAACATCATCGAGATGCCAAGCAATGAAGGCTCTGAAGGATTAAAGTCTCTCACACAGCAATTAATTACTTGGAAGCCTGATACAAAGAACCCAACAGACTGCGTTATGGCTTTATGGTTTGCTGTCATCCGCGTGCGTGAACTGATGCAACAATCTTCACGTGTTGG